TGGTAGATTCAAAAGAGGATGGTGATAGCATGGTATTGACGGTTAAAATTCCTACTAATGTGCTTAAACAAGATCCTAATTTTGCGTTTTTATTCGCGCCGAAAACTTAATTCTGTATCATCAATTGGAACTGGTGGCATTGAAGCGACAGCGGACAGAATGACATCAGAAATAAGAATAGCATCATAGGATCGTCTATCTTTTTTATTGTGTTTTTAAAAGGGCATGACATCATGCCGCATGGCCCATCAAGGATGATGTTGCGATGGAGCGCCATGCCCCATTCGCCTACATCACACATGATACGCTGTGGTGGTTCGAAAAATTAGAGATGTTCTTATTTCGATGCGGTTACTGCTGATGCTACTGAACTTGTAACAATCGGTATGAACTGGTTCACGGCTGCCTGAATGGCATTGATGATTGTCTGGGTCTGTGCCAGGTTGTTAGAGTTCAGATTACAGTTCTGAAGTTGTATCTGAAGATCTGTGGTGCGGTCATCACAGAGTTTGTCAAGAATCGACTGCACACCGGCATTATTATTTGCGATGATTGCTGCGGTCCTGTTAGCACTTTCATAGTTGACATCAGCGATCTGGGCTGCAAGCGCGCTCTGACTCTGCTCAATCCTCAATTGGGTATTACAACAACACGTAGCTGCCTGTTGGGCAAGTGCAGCATAGTTCTGGAAACTCTGGAGTTGAGATTCAGAGAACGACTGCTGTGTTGACCTCTCAATGCCGAACGCAAGGTTCTGCATGTTTGAAAGGTTCTGGAAATTGTAGTTTGCGTTTGCCAGGGCGTTCTGCGTAATCTGGTTTGACAGGTCTGCAGTAACGCCTGCAATCTGCGTGTTTACATTCTGGAATGATGCGTTTGTTGCATTGGCCTGCTGGAGAGCAATCTCGTAAGCATTGCCCGCGCCTTCTCCATTTGCTCCAAAGAGTCCGCCCCTTGCGAACAGGAACAGCCACGGGAGAAGCATGCTCATTCCGCCCATACCTCCGAAACCGCCCTGGTTTCCCATCATTGCGGCGAGCATTGGGTCAGTCCCCGTAGACTTGGGGATTTCATTTTCTACTTTAACGACTGGGTAAGTTCCCATTTCTGCCATTTTAGCCTCCTTCGAATTTGGCTCTGATGCTAATGGCGTTGGTAATCCTTCTGCCATAGCGAGTGATAATATGCTCCCCAATTACGTTTATCTTCTCGATTTCAAGTCATTTTATCTTATGTTGAATAAACTTATGTTATGCGCGCACACACCATTATTATGACCGAGTATGTCGATCATCGAACCGGGGAGAAGATGGTCCAGACAAGCGTATACATTGAGGAGTGGTTGCGGGAGTGGGCGCGGGATAATGATGTCAAAATGGGAAAGACGTTATCAATTTGTTTGAAAATGCAAAAAAAGAAAATGGATGATGATAAATAGTCTGGTATGTGTGACCAACCCACTACCATGTGTGAGTGCAGGATCTTTTCCTGTCGGTATAACGAAGATACGTTTTGTAACCTTAAACGCGTCTCTATATCGGAAGCGGGCCAATGTGCGATGTATGAGAAGAAAGTAACGGCATAACCATTATTTTTTATAGTATTGGGTGTAATATGTATTATGGATGAGAAAGGACGGACTCCGCAAGATGAGATGTATGGACGGTTGAGGTGGTAAAGATGGATAGATGTGGGGTGTTCGCTTCATTTGAAGCAGTAGTTGGAGAGTCAAAACCAGTTCATTCATTTCACACGCTCATAAAAATGTTTGACAATGAGGACGATGCCAAGGATTTTATTCATGACAATGATTTAATAAATTGTCTGGTTAAGAAGTGGTATTGATTATGTATAAATGCATTAAAGACAAAATGGGTTATTTTACGCCGCTGCCCCCAGAACTTGAAGACTCTCCAATTGATACTAAACTAACATTTGGCCGTGATGGTGTTCCAAAACCGGCGAAGAATGGTGATTATATCATTGGTGCGATTGCTGATATGGATGATATGCGCGGAAGGTAACCTTTAACTATTTTTAAACCTATTGGTATGTATGGCTGACGTAGGGAGACCTACAGATTATAATCCCGATATACACCCTTCTATGGCCCTTGCTCTCGCTAAAAAGGGATGCACCAATACTGAAATAGCAGAAGGACTCAATATAGCAACATCCACGCTTTATCAGTGGAAAAACGAACATGAAGAATTTTCGGAGGTCTTAAAAGAAGGTAAATCGGCATCTGACGATATGGTAGAGGCAAGCCTGTTTAAACGCGCTACCGGGCAATATGTAAAAGAAAAGAAGGAGATTGATGATGGTCATTCAGTAAGAATAGAAACAACTGAAAAATACATTGCTGATACTACTGCTATGATTTTCTGGTTAAAGAATAGACGACCAAAGGAATGGAGAGATAAAAGGGAAACCGAATTAAGCGGCCCTGACGGAGAACCACTTACTATTAACCTGATTCGGGCTAATAATAGTAAAGATGACTGAATTAAGTCCCCAAATGTATGGGACTGTAAATGACTCTTTTTTAGAAGTTGTAGAGAAGAACCTAGATAAACGCCGATTCGCATTCTATGGCGGGGCCGGGTCTGGAAAGTCTGTATTCATTGCTCAATTCATCTGCCTTAAGTTGTTGCAGGGAAAGAATGAGCGCATACTTGTTTTACGCAAATGGCTTCCCGCGCTTAAAATATCAGCATATCAGTTAATACTTGATATCCTTGAAGATTGGGGGGCAATGAAACATGTTACTCTCAATAAGAGTGATTTGTTCATCACATACGGTTCTAACCGTATTCTCTTTACCGGGCTTGACAACCCGGAGAAGATTAAATCGGCAGAATTCTCCTATATCTGGATTGAAGAGGCGACGGACCTTAACAGAGAAGACTATCTCCAATTGGGGCTTCGGCTTGGCAGGTCTCATGCAAACGCCCATGCAAAGATGCTCTTCTCGTTTAACCCAATCGACCAGTATCACTGGTTAATTCAGGATATTGTAGAGAACCCATCTGATGATACGGTAGTTCACCATTCAACATACCTCGATAATTACAAGAATCTATCTCAAGCGTTTATAGACGATTTAGAGCACTTGATAGACATAGATGAGAATTACCATCGGGTATATGCGTTAGGACTTCCTGGTGTGCTTAAGAACATCATTTATACGAACTACGTTATCGAGAACTTCGAAATGCCACTACATAACCGGATGTATGGGTTAGACTTCGGTTTTAACAATCCAATGGCGTTAATTGAAATAGTGATGCGCGACGGTGAACCGTTGATGAGAGAACGGTATTATGAGCGGGAAAAAACAACCAAAGATCTCATCAATTGGATGGATGCCAATGAGATATCTAAACAGGCACCAATATACGCAGATAGCGCAGAACCAGACCGGATAAAGGAGATTAAAAACGCTGGGTATAATGTTTACCCTGCAAAGAAGGACGTTACTGCCGGTATAGACCTGGTTAAGTCTCTTAAACTACACATCCATTCATCTTCAACCAATCTTATATCAGAGATTCGGACTTACAAATACCGGGAAACGAAGGACGGGCAAGTGCTTGAGGAGCCTGTCCCGTTTATGGATCACCTGATGGATTGCGCCCGCTATACAATATTTACGACTGCTTTCAAGAATAGGGTGATTAAAAAGGAGAAAATCCCACGCGGCAAAAGTGTTATCAAGTCCGGCGGGTTCACGTAACTTTATCTTTTTTACGCGCGCGGTTATAGTATGGCAACCATAAACGCAACGGTTTATGATACGGTGGCTGCTGCTGAAGCGGCGCTTGACGCATTGGATTCCTCAATTGTCGCTGAAGTTGAGGCATTCGAGGACCGGGGAGTAACCAAATGGATGGTAGTTGTTCATCCGCCGATGCAGCACATATCAAAACTCGGATACAACCCTGATGTAGATGCAGCAAAAGAGGATCTCTGGTCTGTTGGTGGGTTGTATGTATGGCCCACTGCTGAAATGGGCATGGAAATAGTATCTTCAAGCGCCGACGATGCTGCTGAAGGAACCGGGGCACGGACTGTAAAGATCTGGTATCTTGACGATGCATTTGTCGAGAAGACCGAAACCATAACGCTTACCGGCGTTACTCCGGTGGCAACCGTGGCTACTGATATCTACCGAATCAATCGGTTCAAAGTGATGACCGTGGGATCAGGCGGTGTTGCCGCTGGTGATATTGATATCCGCAACATTGGGGATACTCCGATATACTCGCGCGTTGTGGCCGGTGAAACCGAATCCAGGGATATACCGTATACCGTCCCTGCCGGTAAACTGCTGAACATATCACAGGTAACCTATTCTGTGGGAGGTGCCAAAACAGGCGTGTTCGGTAAATACACGCTTAAATCCACATATGACCAGATATCAGGTGCAGTAGGCACTATATTCTACCCGATATCAGAAATCGGTGTCCAGGACGGCGCGTTCACGATAACGTATGTAACCCCGATACAGATACCAGCGGGTGCTGATTTAATCGTATCTATCCAATCTGGTGCAACTAACGCGGATGCGGTATGCACCATCCAGTATCGCGGGTGGTTGGAATAACACAAACATTTTTATATTTTGCGTGCTAATATGTTAGTGTAACAACTACTAAATGGCAAGAGTTACGATAGTTGTGCCTTGTCTCCGGGTCATACCGGGGGTGAGGTATCAGCCGTAAAACGTATACGGCTTTTACCAGTAGAAAATGACTGGAGGTTACTGAGCCGATTACCAAAAATCGGGGCCACGTCGATCCGCGGACTGTGCAGCGGGGATAGGTCTGCCAAAGTGATCAATGGTTGTAACTCTGTCTGCGCAAACAGGGCAACTGTGACCAAGTGCTGAAGAGGGGCGGCTGGATTGATCATCCGGTGGTGGTTTGTTCATGTCCCACCTTGGTTATTGGCCGGATAGATTAACTCTGACATCGAAGCCGGCATATTCCCGATGTTCAAACCTATACCACTCGTGCAAGTCACCAGCCTGCACAATAAAAAAGGGGAGTAATCCCGGTTACTCTTCTTCTGCAATTGATTCTATTCTCGCATGGGTATCACTTTTCATATATTATACCGGGATGCAGCGCGTTACCCATATAAGTTTATGTCTAAAGTGTAGTATTCTCTGTAAGTGGTTGTAGGGTTGATTTAAAAAATTTAAACTTGAGTTTTTCACATATTGGATAAGTTATTTATACTATTAAGTGTAATATGTAGTATTGACAACGGAGATGAAAAGAATGATACCAGTAACACTTTACATCGTAACGAACATTGGAGGAGACCCATTATCACCAAGTTTCGTTATAGAGACACAAGACCAAGAGAGGAAGAGAACTGGATACAAAACGCAAAGGCATCTTAATCATGCTATTCATGTGGAACAGTTGCTCATCAGGCATGTAGAAGTGATTTGAAATGCCTACCACTACATTTTGCGCTGTGAGAAATGAAGTATATGCGAGGTATGGACTTGCATGCGTGGCACAGTCACGCAGGAAGTCGCTTCGATACTCGACATATTGGAGAGGTCTTAATCTGCATAAGCGCCGGTCTATCAGGTGGCGCTCACATGGGCACAGAGTTCAGAAATACATGTATGAGAGAGGATGGTAAAATGACAAGATACAGAGAACTGATAGAAAAGGCAAATGATATCGTCAATGAGTTTAGCGCTGAAAATTGCACATGCACAATTGATGAGTCCATACACATTCAATGGGTTATCTGCGACGCAGAAGAGATGATTAAAAAATTGAAAGCGATTCTTCCGGAAGTAAAGGAGTTGGAATAATGAAAATGCGGCATGAGAAATTAAAATTAAAGCCATGCAAGTATTATATTATGGTTTTTGATGACGAATGCACTTTTTGTAAACATAGACACGAATGTAAAAATAAAGAGGGTAAAAAAGAATGAAGATGCACAAGTTTGTTTTTATAAACAATATTACCAGCGATTCTGTAGAGATGTATGCAAAGCAGTCTGATATTAAAAGCGATACTATGTATAACGTATTTCACTCAAAAGGGAACGGTTTAGGAGTTTTCGACCTGGGATACGTGGAGGTAAAAGAATGAAAGAAACAAAGATGACTCTAAAAGAATGCATTCGGCAATTGGAATCATGCAACTTTGAATGCGAGGCAGGTAAACTAGAATGCAACATTGCATTTAAGCAGTTGAAAGATTTGGTAGAACGAGTAGAAGAAGTTTACAATACAATTGAATCGCAGGATCTGAATAAAATATCCCCTATAATAAGACCAATCCAGTTTGGTAATCTTAAACAGATGAAGTTTTTAATAACTGGAAAATGCTTGGGGATAGAACAAGAAGAAGAACTCAAAAATATGGGGTATACAGAATGAAAGGATCTATCTACTATACAGACGGATCAGAGTGTAAATACTCTGTCATAGAACAGAAGACGGGCATATACAAAGCGACGTTTTACTACAAGTTCCCTAAATGTGCGTGGGGTCGTGTGGTAAGACTTAATACAGACTATGGATTCCTTGTTGCATTCATTGACCGTAAACTTGCAAAGTTCCACCACTTCCGTGCGGGCGCAGGATTTATTGGGGAACTTCTCCAATAAGTTTATGTGACCCGGTCAGAGAACAGGCGACGGTGCGTCAATGCTGTAATTGCTATTTTAAATAAATATCAGTTTGATATGTTCCTGCCGTCAGAGGCCAAGGACATCTTACCGTATGGGTTCTACTCCCGACTTATCCGGGAAGATGTGATAGTCCGGGAAGACATAGGATGGTCACTTTCATCCACCGCGCTCATATGGATACAGAGAAACCTTCCACATGCCAAAGACGAATTAGTTATCGAGTCAAAAAAGATATTGTAATAGCGTTGTGATAAGAGTGGTTATAGAGAAGATCACTCTATAACCGTGTATGATAATGCTTCGACTTCATCATCATGTTTTTTATTGGATTCTTCTTTTGGTTCAAAATAGAGATCTGAAAAAGTTCCTACTTCAACCCCATTTATAAAAAGTAATCCTCCATCCGATATCTTTTGCTTCATACATACCCTTCAAATCTTCCGATCTCTGCCATCTTAATTGCATCGCTCAATTGAATCATAGCAGTTTTTCTAACGTTTGAATAGTCTCTTCGTTCTATATCTCCTTCGCATATCCAGATTCTGATGCACTTATCCTCTCTTGCAATCATCGCTCGAATTGCATCATGTATATGATCAAGTTTCTCTTCCGGTGTTAAATTTTTAGGTCTCATTTATTCCTCCCATAACTTTGTGAACGTAAATCCGCATTGCTTACATTGCCACCGCTGAACATTCTGTCCTGCAATCCATGTTCTCCCTCCCTTGCGTGTTTCACCGTCGCACCCCGGGCACGCGGGATGGTCGCCTGCCAGCGATACAAGAGGCCCTCCAATTGCTCTTTTCAATCGGTGATATCGTGCTTTCTGATAGTCGCGTTGATATTTGCGCATTTCTGCCGCGTTTTGTTCTTTGTAATCCTTCTGGTATTCCGTTTGGTACTCCTTTAATCGTTTAAACTTCGCTTCTTTTTCCTGGTCCTCTCTTAATCGTTTCTCCTCCTCGTTTTTAGTTCTGCATTCAATACAATAACTTCCGTAAAGTGCCCCTCCCGGTATTACAAGGAAGTCCTTTATCGGTTTATACTGTTTGCATTGATTACAGCGTTGTGTGTCGCTTCCCATGCATTATTATGTATGTTGTATTGATTGAAATATCTATCTGGTGATCTCAAGTGTAGATGGTATAGACGCGTATTGAATTTACTGTTTATTTATTATGTTGTATTGTCTATAGATATAGTCTATAATCAATCAAACATAAACAATATAATAAATCATATTCTACGTCTACCTCATCTACACTTTATCTTTCTTTATTCTATTTCTATACTATATTATAATATATAATATTAATATAATATATTAGTATAATAGATCTAGTTATTAGATAGGAAGATTGATAATATATTAAGAGTAATATGTATATGGTGAGAAGATGAAAGCAACCGAATTAATTGAAACATTAGAACATTACATTGGCATTTATGGCGATCATGACATTCGTATCGATGGAGATGTAAATGAAACTGAAATTTGTTTTCATGTGTGGATGAATGAGTTTATTGCAATTTCAAACAGTAATGCTCCATTATGAAAATCATTCCAAATTATGAAACGTGCCAATGGTTATGTCTTGATTTGATATCGTGTGGAATATATCCATTGGATTGTCCGTATAGTAAAAATATGTCGCAATGCAATGAATATTCTGTGTCTGATTATGCGCGTTTAAAATGGAAATGCAATTCGGCAACGATTAAAGAAATTGAAGAATTTAAAAAGAACAATCCAGAAATTCAAATTGGATAGGTGAGAAGATGAAAGTGGGATTGTATAAAAGAAACGATGGTCAGCATTTTTTTTAGATTTGCTGGCGTTCAATGGGTATTGCCACTCGAGGAATTGATTCATTTGAGAGATGCAATTGCTGATTATATCAATTGGGCAGAACAATTGGAGAAAAATGACTGAAAAGGTATGCCCGTTTATGAGCAGACCTGTAGTTAGTGGAGATATATGGAAACTTGCAGAAGTGCCATGTATTGGAGAACGATGCGAGGCATGGGGCGCTAAAACACAGAGCGGCGTAATCAAAGGGTGCATGTTGATACCATGAAACTATCAGATATATCAACCGCAGACCTTGTCCGGGAGTTGGCCGGGAGAGAGGACGTTGAAACAATGGTAGTGCCTCCTGCGTTGGCATATCTATCTAGGTACTGGA